TTGTAACATACCAGATACATCAGCTCCTTGTTCCGCTAATTGAAACAAGTCTAATACACTACCTTGAAAACCAGTTTGTCTAGCTTCGCTTAGTATTTGTCTACGAGTCTGATTGTTTAGCATTTTGTCCCTCTCTTGCTATGTTATTTTTATCTTGTGCTATTTGTGACTTATCCATTACTTCTTTTTCTCTAATAGCTAACTCTTGCTGTCTTAATTCAAAATCTTGCATAAGTTTTTGCATATTAAATCCATCTAGTTCTGGATTCTGCTTAGCTTCAGCATTTATTAAAGCAATCTCAATATCTTTCTGTCTATCTTTCTCAGATTCAATTTTTGTCTGCTCTAATTTATTTTGCTCCATTTGCATCTGTTGTTGCTGAGCCTGTTGTTGTGCTTGCTGCTGAGCTGCTTCTAATTCTTCAGCTGCTTTTTCTGCTGCTTTTAATTTAGCTTTAATTTGAGGGAAACTTTCTGCATCCATCATGTCAGCTACTGTAGAAGCTTTAGTTCCATTTTGAACCATTGCTTGTGTAAGACCTTTTATCTGATCTAACCTTTGTTGATCTTTACCAGAGTCTGATACAAAAATTCCATATTCAGATTCCATATGTTGTAAAGTATCAAGATCTAAAAAGTCTGTAGTACCGTCTGGCATTACAAACATTCCTTTTTTACCAGTAAGCCAAGCTTCTTTAGAGTAATCTAACATTGCTTGTAAATCTCTTTGTTCTAATCTTGCAAACTTTCTAAATAAATCTTCTGTAATATGTGAAGATTGTACAATAGCTTGTTGTGAAGATGCTTTACCTTCGTATGCCCCAATTGTACCTTGTCTTTGTCTACTAACTCCTGAAAGTTTTTCCCATTCGTTTAGTATTGACTCTAGTAATTGTATATACTGTCCAATAGTCTTAATAGACATATCCAGTACGGATTGATGCTGTGGGTTCAATTGTATTCCTTCTTTGTTGTAATCCACCCAAGCAATACCCGTACCTTCAACGTAATACATAAACTTGTCCATGTCCCATTTCTTTGGAATCATGTTAATATCAAACTGTGCAATAATATCTTTTGATCTAGCAATAGCTAATTCTAATCTATACTTGTAAATATTGTAATTTAACTGATAAGGTATCCCAAGTGATACTAAGGAAATATTATCAGAATTTATATCAGAGTATTTTCTACCATTAATAGGAAGTTTACAAGCAGATGGGTTATCTAATGATAATCTTTGATTAGCTACAGGATTAATGTTGACATATAATCTACCATCAATTCTAGTACCTTCCCATACTTCATTTACCCAAAGGTATGTAACCTTAGCGCCTAGTTCTTTTAATTCTGCAGGCATTTTAAATCCTTCATTAACTTCCATTTCCTCCATAGTACCAGTTTCTTGGTCCATGTATTCTAAAAAGCCAATTCTTTTTCTAGATTTCCAATATACAGTACATACTTCAATAAGTCTGTTTCTTTGAACATTTGAATCTGCCCCTGATCTAGCTTGTCTGTATAATAGATAAGATTCTGGATCAGAGTGTCTAGGTTCTTCTAAAGATAGTACCTCTTCGTCATTTAAAAAATCATAAAAATGATCTACAACTGTAGAAGCATGTACATATTTTCTAACTAAAGCCCAATCACCATCTTCTACAAACTCAATGTCTGGATCTTTATCATAATCTACATCAATAGGATTAAGTATCTCATAAAAAGGTTCTTTACTTCTAACTCCTCTGTGAGTATATACTTCTCCAGATATTAAGAAATGAAACCAACCTTTTTGTAATTTTTCGTATACTTCTTCAGATTGCATTATATAAGTCAAAGCATGTTGCCCTTTAATAGCTCTGTTATCTACATAACTATTATCAAACTGTGCTGCTACGTCTTTTGGTAATGGAATATCCTCTGGAGTTTCTATATTTTCTACAAGCTCTGGATTTGTTTTAGCCATTATTTGTATAAACCTTTGTTGAAGGTTTTGGAATATAACTTGCTGTTTAGCTTTTTCTTTTTCACTTATAGCGTCTCCATTCTGTACTGTAACGGTGTAATTCAGAGGGCGTTTTGACTTTTCACCTAGAAGAAGATCAATTATAGGCTTGATAATAGGATAGTTACGCATTTTAGAGGGGAAATTATTACGACTCTTCCCATACGGGTGAGTCACGTAACGATAGTCATCCTCTAAAATTACACCGTTATAATAGTCATATAATCTTTTAAGGTCATCCTTTCTCTGATTGACTCCTTGATTAGATAAGTCGATAAAAGCTTCTAAGCAGCTTTCTCTCCACTTTTTATTTTTTTTTGATAAAGGCAGCTTTTGCTGCGGTATTTTGTCTCCCCCTAGATACATATGTTGCAAAATTAGTGTTTTCTTTACACGTTTTTACTACGTGTTTAAATTTTTAAGCTTTCTTTATATATATAACACTAGTGATAATTCTGATTAAACCAATCATTACTTGCATTATCTTCTAGTATTTCTTTAACCTCTGCATTGTATAATTCTCTAGTATGATACATACCAATCATCAATGCCATAACCCGGTCAAAGTTACCTTTAGTATTAAATTTTATAAGTTCTTGTAAAAGCGCAAGATCGTAAATTTTATGTAGATTTAGTATAGTTTTTCCATCTTCTTCTACAGATCTTACTGCATTTAACCAATCTCGTATGTATAATTCTCCTTGCCTCTTCCTAGCTTCTGTAGTATGCATACCATATTGACGTTTTACAGTCTTAGATCTTAGGTCTTTCTTATCTAACATCTCAAATTCCTCTTGAAGCTTATGTAACTTCCTATGCTGCTTTGCATATTGTATTACAGCACCCCTATCATTCTCAAATCCTATCTTAGCGTTAAAATAGTCAGCTAACATAAATAGATTTTTGTTATATTCGTCTTGAGTATGTGGCCTACCTACATAACTAGCAACAATTAAATCATCAGGCTTTGATATATTATTTACTCTCTTTATCACATACGCAGCACCCAAAGAGCTGGAGTCTGCTGATTGGTTTTGTCCATACGGGTCATGGCAAATTACATATAGGTTATGCGGAGTTTGTCCCTCCCGGTTTTTGTAAGGGCCTTCATAAAGAACAATGGCTCCTGCAAGATTATCTTCCTTACGATGAGGATAACGTAGAATAGGTCTAGCATCTCCATCTGGTTCAAACTTTATATCATTATTTTTCCCATAATATAGTCTGCCTGCAGTTCCAATAGTATGTAACTTGTTAGCTTTTACCTTATTATACTGTTCTTGTAGTGATCCTATGTCAAATAAGTTACCTGACACTTGTAATGTGGCTTCAGCAGGACACATTGGGTGTTCAGCTATATATTGATCAAATGCTTTTGGGTCATTAGTACCTTTCTTTTTATTTCTGTTACCTTGTTCAAACTCTATAGCCAGTTGTTCGTCAGAGTTACCATCTTCGTCTATAAATCCTTCTAAGTTTTCGTATATAGGAACAAAATGTCCACATGTTGTACCTCTAGCTCCATCATCCCATACATTCTCAAAGGGTAAACAATCATATGCGTCTGGATTGTAAAATAGCTCTTCCATACCTGAAAAATCTGCACCTTTTGTACCACCTGTACCAAAAGCTACCATTGTTCCTAATGTTTTATTACCTTGACGCATTGTAGGCATTGCAACTTCCCAAGCTTTTAATAATCCTGGAAATGAACCTGCTTCTTCAAAGAATATAAGCTCTCCTGCCTTACCCCTTACTTTATCTGGGTCATCTTTTAGTGATACTCCCATTATCTGGGATTTCATTCCTAATTGTACTAATGCTCCGTTCACATTCTTCTTATATCCAGACATTTTGTTCATCTCTCTGTCTGTAAGTCTAGGCTGTGTCCATGCTGTGTTATCATCTACAAAAGAAAGGATCTCCCAAGCCTTAGATAGTAAACCATCACCAATTAAGTATTCTTTTTGTCCTGCAAATACATAGTTCTTACTATTACGTATGTGAAAGTAGTTTCTAGCAAGCATTGCTGCAGCTTTATAAGAATATCCTTTACGACGTGATTTAAGCACAGTCATATGCCTGTTTGTTTTCCTACAATTATCAATTGCAGTAAAGTATTTCCAATCTCCGTCATAAAATGCAGGAAATGTACGCTCTCTACGAGCTATAGTAGAACCATCTGGTAATTCCTCATCAACAGACCTGTCAATAGGGCAATAATTAAGATAAAAGTAATGATTACCTGTTATTGTAATATCATTATAAGTAAATCCGTATACACAACGCTTTTTTTCTTCATCCCAGTAGTCATAATACGATTTTGTACCAGGTAAAGCATTTGTGTAGTAGCCGTTCTCTAAATATAACGCAGCCGCAGGAGCTAATCCTTTGGTGCCTCTAAAAATTTCTTCTTTATGTTTACTAACTCCTGACATTTCTCGTATTCTTCTATTTCTGTAAAATATGATATTAATAATTCTAGTGTAGCTTCATCTCTTCCGTCTCCTTCTATAGGATCAAACGGTAAATAAAATTCCATCCTTTCTCCTTCACTTTCTGCGGCTTCATATATATCATCAAGAGTTATCTTCTTAGTTACAAAGTTATAGGCGTTCTCCATTGAGCTATTGTATGCTTCTAAATCTTCTAAAAAATCCATGCTCCTAATTTACGAACTATATTTGTTAACTACAACTCCTCCACGTGCATTTGTGTTAACTTGCTCTTGTTTTTTGACCTGATCCTCTAGTTTTATCAAACCATCCACTACATCTCCCATCTTAGATAGGTTTGCAACTAGATCTTTTGCATGATAAATAGGTTTACCGTTATCATCTAATAATGTTAAATCTACAGTGTCAAAATATCTCTCTAATTTAACTATAGAGTGTCTTGCTGCTTTTAATAACTTTACTGCAGACGTTTCTTTTAACTTTCTATACTTATCGCAAGCTGCATTTACTTTAGACGAAGCAGTCCACTTACTTTTACCATATATACTTAGTTTAACTTCTTCATGTCTTTGCTCAATGCCATATACAGCAAATGGTGATGTATGATCACACATAAAAAATACATATGCTAACTCTTTTGTATCTAATTCCTTAAACTCTAATATAGTAAGAGTATAAGGTGATGGTATTGCTACGTTATTTACTATTTCTATCAGATTCATTCTTCTTTTTTGTTATTATATCTCTTCTTTCTTTTTTAGAAGAGAACTTACCAAAATATGGTAGCCTTACAGAGTCAAAATCTCCAACCCCCATTATTTTAGAAACATACTTAAATTGCATGTTAACAATATCTTCTACTTTCTGTAAAGGTAAATTATATTTTGTTGCTAGTGTTTGTATTATCTCCTTCTTTGACTTGGTCATCTTTTATTATTTGCGGTTTCCATACATCTATTGGGCATTTAGTAGTTTTCCATTTTGCTTTATGCTCAACTAGGCATCCACATTTACCACATCTCATTTTATCTCTAATCAAATGCTCACACGAGTTACAATCAGATAATCTCTGTTTGTAATCATCCTGAGAAACATTTGGTGCTCCTTCTGCTACCCACTTACTTAGATCTCTAGTAAAACTTTTTGTCATTTCCCAAATACTGGGAGTCTTCTTATCGCTCATCTGTCCAGTTAATATTAATCTTTACACTTTTTGTACCTAAATCTAAAAGCTTACTAAGTAGATAGTTTCTACCATCTTTCCTAATAGCTTTTTTATCCTTAAACTTTTTAACGTAGTTATTTAAAGTATTGTAATCTTTAATGTCTAACATCTTTGCAGCTGCCTTCTTTGCATCAGGACTACATAAATTTGCGGCTCCTATGCTTGCAGAGCAATCTATTAAAGCTGCTAGAACTTTTAATTCCATACTAGTTAAGTTAAAGATACCATTCCAAACTTGTAAAAATTTGTACGTCGAACTTACATTAATCGTTATGCTCTTCTCCATCTTTTTCTTCTTTTTCTTTTAGATAAGCAGCAAGTATTGCTTCATACTGTTGTATCTTAAGAGTTTGTTCTTTTAATAAATCATATACGCGGTAATCAACTTTCATTGATCCTCCATCTATATATATTCTTTTCTTATTTGGTTTTTTCGTCTGCATCGTCTGTTACTGTTACTATTATTATATACTCATGATCTCCTATAAGGATTTGTATATCCCAGGTAGCATCAATATTTTTTTCTGACCACATAGTTAGTTTGCTTTCAAATTCATCATATAATTCAAAAAGCTCATCAAAGCTTTCCGTCTGAAACTTTGTTCGTATCATCTTTAAATTCTATTGTAGCTCTACCATTATCTATAGTAATCTTAGCTGTGGTAGCCTGCCTATTAAATTCTTCTACATACTGAGTTATATCAGACCTGGTACATAGAAAAGATAAAAATACAGACATCTCCTTAGCCGCTCTAGACGTATTGTCTTTAAGCGTACTAACGTTTTGATTGTATTCTATCAAATCTAAGTAGTCTTTTAAATCTATGGTTACAGTACCTGGAATCTTCATTAGAATTTACCTAAGATTTGAAACTCGTTTACAAACAAGTAAGGTCTATCTTCTATATGAATAAGCATAGCCTCTGTGTTAGGGTCTACCATAATAGTATCTCCTACCTCAGTTTGCGTAACCTGCGGGCCTACCGCCAATACTTCTACTATGTTCGTTTGTAATGCTTTTGCAGTCGCGTCATCAAGGATGATTCCGGATTCTGTCTTTTTTGCGTCTGGTCTAGGTACTATTACCCAGGCTCCAAACGGCTTGAAGGTTAATTCTTTTGCCATTTTTCTATAATTTGGTTAATGCTACAAAGTTATAACAAAATTATTTATAAATGCAAGGATGTCAATAATTATTTTTAAAATAGATACAGTTTCCCCCTTGGGGCATCTATTTCAATTGGAATTTTACCATGCTAGTAGTTCTTCCGGCACTACCGGAGACCCATGGATACTAAAATCAGTGTTAATTCACCACACCTACTTATGTGACATGTATCCAACCTAGGGGCTATATCCTCTCTTTCCGAAGCTATTGGAGAAAACTCTAATCCTTATTTAGGATCTACAATCCAACGTCTGACCCCCTACTTACCTCTCGGCCCTCAGGGGTGATACACTGTAACGTGTGCTTCTAATTATGCAAATATACATAATTTTTCTAACTTCCGCAGTTTTCACAATCTGGGTTGTTAACAGAACAAGCTTTTGGCTGCTCCATTTCTTCTAAACTCTTAGTCCAAGCATCAAAGAAAGCTTCGTCTTTTGACTTGCATTCACAAGTTAATAAGTTCTTTCCGCATTGGCATTTTTTCTCTTTTGCAGCTTCTACTTCTGCATTATATTTTGTGTCGTTGTACATATCTTCTAAATTTTAAGAATGCAAAGATAGCTTATCACTAGATTAAAACCTACCAAAAAATTTTTTTTCTGGAAAATTTTTGAGAGCGTGATCCAACTCTTGCAAAGACCCACACTATGTCTCGGAGTTAGGACAAGCCTGCCTCTATAACTTAATTAAATTGTGTATTATGAATAAATTTAGTGATTACCTGAAAGAGAATGAGTTTGTATCTGCTAAGATAGTGGCAGGTCCTAACGGTGACTTTGTGATAGCTCAAAGAGCTAACAAAAGCACCGCTACATTCCCAGTCGGTGGCAATTCCCAAGGGAATAGCAACCTCTTCGATTACAATGTCCTCATCACAGATGATGGACAAGCAATCGCTACTATCAACAACTATACTGACGTAACTGACTTCGTTAAGTTGTAGTAAAGTAAGAGCCTTAGGGCTCTTTCTTTTTTGATTGTTGTCTCATTGTAACAACATACGGTGAGTGTGGTAACTACATCACATTCACCACATTTTCCCCTTTTTACTAACTCAATAGGTTTATTCCTATTACATTATATATCATTATGAAAATCAATAGTGAAAA